CACCTGCGTTTACTACTCGGTCAATTTCAATTACGCCACCTATTCACAGAGCCTCGCCCGGATCCACCGCATCGGGCAGCGGAACACCTGCACATATATCCACCTGGTAGTCGAGAACACCATCGACGCGATGGTCCTAAAGGCCCTGAGTAAGAAAGAGGACCTGGCCAAAACCGTGGTGGACAGCTGGAGGGATTACTTCTAAGCCCGATTAACTAAACGGTTAATTAAATAGACCAAAACAGTTAAAAAAATAGACCAAAAATTTTAATAACGGAGGATATGGAAAAATGCTAATCACGCTGGAAGTGCCGAAAACAACACGGTGCATCTCGGTAAACTACCTGATCGATGACTGGCCGGTCAAACGGCAAGAGGGCGCTGAGTTCCCCCTCACCAACTTCGGGACCGTTCAGATCATCGATGAAGTCGACGAAGCCCAGAGATCCACCCCGATGTATGAGCTCTGCGACGGCGGCATCTATACCTTCACCACGAGAAAAGACGGAACCGTGACAACCAACCTGACGCGCCCCGCAGAAACGGAGGAACCTGCCCATGACCACAACTGAGATCGCCGCCGAGCTGATCCGGCTCCGCGCCCGGAAGGATGAGCTGGAGGCCGCCACCAAAGAGAACAACAAGGCCATCGAGGAGATCAAGAAAAAGCTGGCCGACGCGATGGTCGACGATGACCTGCCGGACTTCTCCCATGGCGGCTTCACCTTCAAGCTGGCCGACAAGACCTCATACACCAAGAAATCGGAGGAGGCCATCGCGGAAGCAGGGGTCACCTACTTCGACGTGCTGCGGGAGGCGGGGCTCGGCGACATCATCGTCGAGACGGTCAACGCCCGGACCCTGCAGAGCACCATCGCCGCCTTCGTAGAGGAGAACGGCGGCCTCACGGAGGACCTGCAGAAGGTCATCCGTGAATATGAGTACACCGACGTGACGGTCCGCAAGGCCGCCCAGAAGAAAAAGTCATTCTAAAAAATAGGAGGATATACAAATGCAAGACTACGAACTGATGGAGCTGGACACCCGCTCGGAGTTGACCCAGAAGATCGCCGCCCTGGCCGTGGACACCACGGACACCATCACCCGCATGATCGCCCGGTGCCGTGAGGCACACCCGCCCGTCCGGAACCGCCATGAGGCTTATGGCGTAGCCGCCCAGCACGTGAGCGGGATCCAGGCCCACGTCAAGAGCATGAAGAACGACCTCGGCACCCTGCTCGGAACCCTGGGTGACCCCAACTTCCCGGCCGTAGAGGCGTGCAGCTCCCTGCGGAACGACATCGCCACCCTGGCCGCTGCGGCCCTGACAGCCTCGGCGGAAATGGACCGGGTCCTGCAAGCCCTTTACCGCTTCGAGAATTCCGACGATCCCACACCCATCGAAGCCCTCGCGGAGGATGACTTCGAAGAAGCCGATGACGAATAAAAAACGGAGGATATAAAAATGGCTACCAAAAAGAACGAGATCGCAACCCTTGACAGCTTCAGCCTTACCAACATCT